GCACCACGACCTGTAATAGCACCACCGACACCAGCATAGAAACTTTCACCTTCCTGGTTTGTAGTCCACCTACCAGCTGATTTGTTATCTGCTTGTAGCTTTAGATCCGGAAATATATGTGAATACTCTTCGCTGTCAATAATGTTTCTAACCTTTCTACCGAATCTAACGGCAAGTTCAGCTGTGTGGGTTGTTTGGATTATCTTTAGATCTCCTTTTCTACCCATCATCCAGGCAGGAAAGTATGTAGATGCAAATTCAGATTTTGAATGTCTTGGTGGCAAACATACAATAAGACGTTTTAATTTGCCCTCGGCAATTCTATTAAACTTCTCACCTATGATCTTATGATGCCTTCCTTCTATAAACTCTGGCCATAAATGTTTAACAAAATTTATAAAATCATTTTGGCAAACGTCTTGTTTATCTATTTGATCGTATCTATGCAGAAGAGCCACAGCCTCTTGTTTATCTTGCTCTGAAAGAATACTAAAATCTTTTATTGATACTTTACTCATATTTTCCTAGTAAAGACGGGTAAAAAAGCTAGGTAGTGACATAGTAACTAATTTACCCTAAGCGTAAACGCCTAGGTTAAGTATATATTGATACCGGTCACTATCAAAATACAAATCATATATATTAGTAAAGGCAAATACCTATACCTCATGCCATTCTTTGCCTTCAAACAACAAGGCTTCTGCTTCTCTCCTTCTTGTTAATCCTTCAAGAACTTGACCAGAAGCTTTATTCCATCTTTTGATTTGTGCAGGCACATCTTCGTAATCACCTTTGTTTAAAACTTTAAGCATTGTTGATGCGTTAAGATTAGATGGCCCTAAGTTAAACGTCCATGAAACCATTGCATCAAATTGATGTTGGCTCATTGGCATTTCTACAGCATCTAAAACAAATGTTTCAAATTTTTCCACATCCTCTAAAAGCAATTCTTCTGCTCTTTCTTTAGATATAGACATATCTTCTTCTATTCCGTGTGTAGATCCATAACCGATTGTCCAAACTCCAGCTGCGCATTTATACGCTTCGAGTTCACAGCCTTCAAATTTTTTAATAAGCGATAAGCCTTCTTGTGATATTTTCATGTTAATAAGCTCCCCATACTTTTGCTTTTTTTCCACCGTGGTATTCGACTGCGTGCCCTTCATCAATAAGCATTTGGCAAATATCTTCGCCAGTTTCTGTATACGGTATGCCCAAGATTCTTCCATATTTGCCCTTCCCAAGTGATTTTACTTTAAATTTACCTATACAAAGCTCTTTTAATCGTTCTTTTGCAGCTAAACCTAGCTTTTTCTCAGCTAAGTCACGTGTCCTAGATTCTGGGGTATCAATCCCCGACAAACGAACCCTTTGTTTGTGCAGTTTTACATCAAATCCCAAATCTATACAGCAGTCAAACGTGTCACCGTCTACTATACGTTCTAAAGTTGCGTTATAAACAAACGCTTCTGGTGCTTTACTCATTTTCATCTCCTTTTTTATCTAAAGATCTATAATATTCTACTATAGACAAAATTTCTTTTAAATATCGTTTTTGATCTGCGGTGTTCATGCTCAAGTTTTCATAATCTTTATTAGTTAGGGTGTAAAAAGCCATAGCAGGTGCATCGCCTTTTTCAACATCATCTAAATAATTTTGCATAAGTTCTGGTGTAAAAATAGTCCAATCTATGTCAACAAGCTGCAACTCCAATGGTAAAGGGGGGTGATATATATTGGGCATTGCAGCTATGCTGACAACTTCGACCGGCTTAGTTTGTGATGGAATTAGGGAGCATCCACCAGTTGTAAGAAGTAAACTAATCAGTAGTATTTGTTTCATTTTTACTAAATTGATTTGGATCTGTTATGGCTATAAGCTCGTTTTTAACTTTCTTTGTGCCCTTATTTACTAGCTTTTCTATTAAGCCAGGTTTGTTTAAAGCTAAATCTCCCATGTCATGTTTGGCAAAAGTATTTCTTAGTTTAGATACTTCTCTCTGGGCCTCTTGATTGGATGCTGTCATTGATTGTAATTGTTCTGCGTTTTTCTTTTGTTGCTCTAAAAAACTTTTTATTGAATCGTTTTGTTTTTGGATCTCACTTTCTAACATTAGTTGATTGCCTTTGAGCGTTGATACTTCGTCTTGTAATCTATCTATATACCAAAGACTTCCTGTTACAGATGTAACTAATAAACCGCCTAAAATAATGCTTAATTTGAATCCCATGTGTATATTTTTAACGCCTCTGCTTTACCTTTAACTTTTAGTGGTGCTAGAGACTTTAACACATATTTACAATTTTGTGCAGTTTCATGCCCTATTAAAGTATTCACACCAGCCTCCTTAGTTCCGCTTTCTAAACGAGCTGCTACATTGCACGGATCTCCGATCAAACTAAAAGCAAATCGGTCTTTAGCTCCAAAATTTCCAGCTATGCAAACGCCGCTGTTCACCCCAATACCAATTGCTATTTCTGGTATGCCTTCTTCTTTAAAACGCTGGTTTAACTCAGCTATATTTTTTTCTATTTCTAATGCAGCTGCTAGAGCTAAATCGTGATGGTTTTCTTGCGGAATAATAGTGTTGAAATGAAACATGCCTGCATCACCAATAAATTTATCCGTGCAACCATAAAACTTATTCACAGCTTTTACCTGGACATCTAATACGTTGTTCATTATATAAGTAACCATTTCTGGCTCTACAGATTCAGAAAGGCTTGTAAAACCTCTTAGATCGGTAAAAATTATTGAGCAGTTTACTCTTGCTCCATTTATCTGACATAGCTCTGGATTGTTTTGTAGTTTTTTTACCATCCGGGGATCAAGGTATTTACCAAATTGTTGTTTTATAAGCTGCCTAAGTTTGTACTGCTCTCTGAACCTTAAATAGAAAGCTGTTGATCCTGTAATAAATTGTGATATTAATGTCCAGGTTACATCTACTAATAAACCTGTTTGGATCATGTAATATCCACCAAAACCTGTAACAAGCATGATAAAAACAGCCATACCTATGCCTAGGCTTATACCAAACCAATGCAATACAAGCCATGTGAGAGCCACGGAAATCAATAAAATGGTTATTTCAGCGGCTAAACTCCAGTCTGGTACTGTTGGCGAGTCCTGGATTAATATTGATTCAGCTAGGGCCGCTTGTATTTTATGTGGTTCTAACAAACCGACAGGCGTGGAAATTTGCGGCATCACCCCATTTGCAGTGACACCAATAATAACAAACCTGCCGTTTACATCCATTTCTTGTAATGTGGTTTCTGGTGTCTTCACCCAGGATATATATTTTCTACCCATGCTGTCAGTCTTGACCGGGGGTATTCCTCGGATTGATATCTCTTGAATACCATTATCATTTGTAGTGATAATATATGTCTTTACACTAAACAAAGCTTTGTATATTTGAATGGCAAAACTAGGGATCCAAGAATTGTCTGGTGTTCTAACCAGTAAAGGTATTCTTCTTACAAGCTGGTCAACTTCGGTGGGAGCAACGGCCAGACCTTCTAATGTATTTTCTCTTAGTTTGTAAAAGTTTTGCTTAACTCCCGGACTAATAATACCACCTAGATCCTCACCTTTAACAACCGTGCCTTTAAAGTCTGGGTAATTACCCTTGCCATCCTCAAACATTGCTATGACAGAAGGACCGTAGCCTAAAGATCTTGCAAAGTCTTCATCACCCATAAGTCTGTCTGGTTGCGGGAAGCTGACAGCCCATCCTGTTCCTAAAGCGCCCTTACCTAAAATCTCTAGCTGTATATCTGCAAGTCTTTTTCTAGGCAAAGGCCAGCCGCCTTCATTCTCTATGTCATCTTCGGTAATGTTAAGAATTACAAAATTACCAGAAGGCTCTTGTTGTTTTATCAAAGCGTCAAAGGTTCGCAGCTTTATTATTTCTGTTGGTGTTGATTTAAATACTAACGGCAATGATAGTAATACTAGTATTGGTATTATTAATTTTTTCATTAATTGCTTTGTGTGATTTTAATGGTGGAATCAGAACCACCGTTGACTGTCACTACGTTTGATTTTCCATCTTGTATAAAAATAAC